TTGTTTGGAGAAACTATGACTGCACCAACTCATATCGAATAGACAAGTGGCAAAGAGTCTACACTTTTGAAGACTTTTTAGAGAAGTCATTACAATTAAGAGACGAAGTTTTCAGAAAAGAGAAGTTAGAACTTGCTAGACAAAACTACGCAGAGGTTCATCTTACAGAAGATGAATATTATGAAGAGTTTGAGAGAAGAATGAACGATGCTTTTTAGAGAAGTTTATCAAGTTGTAGAAAATCCATATGAAAAAGATGCAGGTATCGAATTGATATCTGGAGAATGGAAAGGTTTAGTCTATCAATATGGTGATGTTCAATTCGTAGATGGTGAACCACAGATGAATTTTAAAAGAACAATCAGAAGACTACCAGAAGGTGTTGAACCTTCTGATGAGGCGGTTGAAGAATTACTAAATAATGGTGAATTAAATAATCTCATGGGTGATATTCTAGTAGAGTTAATCCAAGAGCAAATCAAAAGAGAGGAAAAATCAGATGGCAATAGCTAACTACAAATTCACTAAAGATGTTGACGGCACTCCAACAGGACATTACTTTCCTAATATCGATGCTGATGGAAATGAAGTCGCTGAAGCAACTTTTAAAACTGCTAAGGCAGATGCTGGATTTACATTTGTTGCAAAACAAGATCCAGAACCTAAATCCGAATAACCATAACCCAACTTTAATATGAATAAAGAAGTCTTGAAAGAACAAATAAAAAGACACGAGGGAGAAGTTCTAGAAGTTTATGAAGACTCACTAGGTTACTTAACCCTAGGTGTCGGTCACCTCATCAGAGAAGATGACCACGAATTTGGTGAACCAGCAGGTACACCAGTTTCACAAGAGGTGGTAGATAGATACTATGAAGTAGATTTTGATAAACATGTAGACGAAACATTACATGTTTGTGAAGCACACGACATAGATTTTGATAATCTACCAGAGAATGTGCAACATGTATTAGTTAATATGTGTTTCAATTTGGGTGCCAACCGATTAGCAAAGTTTAGAAACATGCTCAAGGCATGTTCTGAGTCTGATTGGAGAGAAATGGCTGCTCAAATGGAAGATTCAAAATGGTTTGGGCAAGTAGGTAGAAGGTCAGTAGAACTACAGGAAATGGTATTAGATGCTTGATGTAAAATGCATACGCCTAGACACAGGTGAAGTCTTAATAGGGTTTGTCACCAAACACTATAATGGAGACTATACTATACAAGATGCACAAATATGTGTTTTAGAAGCGAAAGATGGAACTATGGAAGTCAATTTGGCACCATGGATTCCTTTCGCCAAAGAATATACTTTTAGAATAAAAAAACAATTGATACAAACAGTCTTTGATGCTAAACCTCAACTTGAAACTAATTTCAAAGTTGCAACAGGTAATACACACGGCGTCAGAGGCCAAATTAGGAAATAGATTATGAATGACTTTATCGATAGAGCTCTATCAGCTCAAGTAAAACAAGCAGATGCAATGATTGAGAAACACAAAGTTAATGTGGAGATTCTCACTAAAAATGCAGTGGGTGTTGCAGAACATCCAGATATAATGGCAACAATTGAGAAAGAATTGGAACGCATTGCTTATTGGACCGATATCAAAAATGCTGCCAGTATTTTTGACTATAGACAGCAAAAGACCCTTGTAGAATAGACCATAGTATAGTATAATTATACTATGGATTTTTACACTAATGTATGTCGTTCTCGTGATAAAATACTTGCAATAGGTTATAAGAACGGAAAGAAACAAAAACTTTCTGTATCGTATAGACCGAATCTTTACATACCATCAAAGAAAAGTTCCTCCCCTTATAAGGCACTCGATGGTCGTCCATTAGAAGTTGTTAATCTCAACTCAATGGCAGGCGCCAAGAAATTCAAAGACAAGTATCAGAAGATAGATGGTTTTGAAGTTCATGGTTATGATAGATATGTTTATACTTACATCTCAGATAAATTTCCTGGCAAAATAAATTTTGACCCACAACACATAAAGATTGCCACACTTGATATTGAGTGTGAATCAGAGAATGGTTTTCCAGAACCACACCAGGCAATCGAAAAAGTAAACGCAATTTCAATTAAACCTTTCGGCAAATCTACTGTCGTATTTGGTATTGGTGAATGGGAGACAGAGTCAGATGTAGTCTATGTGAACTGTAAAAACGAACAAGAACTATTAGTGAACTTCATGAAGTATTGGAGGTCAGAATGGTTTGATATCATTACAGGTTGGAATGTAGATTCATTTGATATGACTTATCTTTGTAATCGATATGATAGATTGTTTGGTGAAGATACACATAAGAAGTTATCGCCATGGGGACAATCATCTCAAAGAGAATTCTTACAACATGGTTATCAGAGAACTCAGATATTTGATTTAAGTGGTGTCAATGTTGTTGACTATATGGAACTATACAAGAGGTCAACATTTCATAATCAAGAATCATATAAGTTAGATTACATCGCACACTTTGAATTGGGTAAACAGAAGTTAGATTACTCAGAGTATGGTTCACTTCACACCTTATACAAAAATAATTATGCAAAGTATCTTGAATACAATGTTCGTGATGTTGTTCTCGTAGAAGAACTAGAAGAGAAATTAGGTTTCTTAGATTTAACACAGGCGATGGCATATGATGCCAAGTGTAATTACATCGATACATTTGGTATGGTTAAGTATTGGGAAACTATCATATACAATTTCTTAAAAGAACAAGGTGTTCAGACACCACCACAAAAGAAGAATGAGAATAAGAACAATCAGATAGTTGGTGCATATGTAAAAGAACCTATTGTAGGTGGACATAATTGGGTGATGTCATTTGACTTGAATAGTCTATATCCACATTTAATTATGCAGTGGAACATTTCGCCTGAGAAAATGATTAAAGGCAATCGTCAAGATGCAACAGTAGATAAAATGTTGTATCAAGAAATGGACTTATCGATAGGTAAGAAGATGAATACTTCTATTGCACCTAATGGTGTCATGTTCTCTAGAGACAAACAAGGTTTCTTTCCTGAGATTATGGAAATCATGTATGACGAAAGAAAGGCATGGAAGAAAAAGATGATTGAGTATCAGATAGAAAAAGAAAGAACAACTGATGCAAAAAGAATCAGACAACTCGATACACTTATCAAAAGGGCATACAACAATCAACAAGTAAGAAAGATTGCATTGAACTCAGCATATGGTTCTATGGCGAATCAGTGGTTCGCCTTCTTTAGTGTTGACTTAGCAGAAGCAATTACAACTGCTGGCCAGTTGGTAATTAGATGGTCAGAGAAGATAGTCAATAGGTATCTTAATGAACTACTTAAAACAGATAATGAAGATTATGTAATCGCAATTGATACTGATTCAATTTATCTTACAATGGACAAATTTGTTAATGCAGTTATGCCAGAAGAAACAGATAAAGATAAGATTATCGATTTCTTATCTAAGGTAGAACATAAGATAGAAGAAGTATTAGAAGAAGGGTTTGTAGAACTTGCAGAGTATGTAAACGCATTTCAACAGAAGATGGAAATGGGCAGAGAAGTTATTGCAGATAAGGGTATTTGGACTGCAAAGAAAAGATACATTCTTAATGTGCATGATAACGAGGGTGTAAGATTAGAGGAACCAAAACTTAAACTCATGGGTATTGAGACTGCAAAGTCGTCTACGCCTTTGTGGGTTAGAAGAAGATTAGAACAAGCAATTAAACTTGTAATGACTGGAACAGAACAAGAACTATGGAATTTCGTAGAGACATCAAGAAAAGAGTTTAGAGAATTACCGCCAGAAGATGTTGCGTTCCCTAGAGGGTGCAGAGGTTTAATTCAATACGCAGACACTACAAATATATATTCAAAGGGTACACCAATTCATGTTAGAGGTTCATTGTTGTTTAATCATAGACTTAAAGAGATGAATCTTATGAAGAGATATGAACCCATTTTAAATGGTGAGAAGATACACTTTACATATCTCACTATGCCTAATCCTATCAATGAGAATGT